TAGAATAATTGTGGATCTTGTGGATTAAATTTATCAGCTGACATCGACACATCTTTTTCTATTGAAGTTCTTTTAAAAGCAATAAGTGGAATCACTAATTGCTGTTTATTATCATAAAGAAATCCATTTTTTTGAACTTGATTCCACCTTTCAGGATTAGCATACATAATTGGAACTTTTATTAAAGAACTATTTTCCATAACTTGTGGTTTGATGACATTATTAAAATAAAACATTATGGTTGAATCAATATCCATCAACCCTATTGAAATATTTTTTACTTTATCATTATTTCTGGATCTTTCTAAACCACGATTTATAGGTTTTCTTCTATTTCTTGGTAACGGTTTGTCTCGTGCCATTAGATACTCCTAACTCTTTCTATCTGTATAGAACTCTTTCTGATTAAGAAAGTGTTTGCTATAACCGAATAGTTTTGGTCGAATTGACCACCTATTAACTGATTTTCATTTATAGAACCAACTTCAAAATATCCATAGTTCCAATCTATTAAATCGCCTATCTCTAATACCATTGAAGCATCTATAAAAGATTGTCGTAAGAATGAGAATGTCGCTGTCTGTCCAGCATCAGGTCCAAATTCTTCTTGATTGAAATCAAAATCTTCAGCATCTATTAGTGCATTCATTTGTACACCATTCTTATATACTTTTTTACCACCAGCAGCCTCACCATACATATTGGTTACAGACTCCTGAAGTGATGGTTTGTATACAACACATTCTTGATTTATAATACCATCTTTGTTATTCTGTTTATCCCCAACCAATTCACGTGTAACTCTTGTAATTAAGTTCACATCAGATTGAGGTAAAAATCTACCAGCCATATGATTATCCTATGTATATTGGATAAGGAACTTTAGCCAACTTTTCTTGTAGATATTCAGCTTCATCTTTATCAGCTTCTAAAAGAGCTTTTCTACTTGTTTGGTCTAACATTTCCCTAAGTTGAGTTACTAATATCTCCTTTTCAGTAGACGCCTCTGTTCGTAAGGTGTCACCATCTAATGTTGTTTCAGCGCCAGGTATTGGAAGTGAAGCATATTTACTTCTTATTGTTCCCAATAATTCTTTACAAAGAGCTAATCCATATTTCTTAATCCATTGTTTACCTACTTCATTAATATTGGCAAAAGTCATATTGTCAAAAGGGGCGTTGGAAAAATCTGTAATTACACCATCCGATTTTCCTTGTAGTGTATTATTTCTATCTTGCTTTACCAAATATCTAAAATGAAGTTTATATTCGCTTGTAGGATTTGGAAAAATTCTAAGTTTATTATTAACCAATTCAAATGAGTAAGCAGACTTTCTTATTTGGTCATTAAACTCAATAGCTTGAACCTTTAATAAATCAGCATACATCGGCATCATCATAAACTGAACGGCTGGTGAGTTGTTGCCCCAACCAAATGAATCTAACATATTGTAAGAACCATCGCCTGTTCCAGCATAAGGATCGAAATATCTAGTAACTGCCGGAGAAGCCTCATAAAATACTTTTCTAATCTCTATGGCATTACCACTTTCAGATGGTTGTGCCCAAAGAGCGTCTAAATCATAAACTTGCGAACCACTTGATACTGCTATAGAACCACTTTTAAAATCTACTGTACCACCAACACCTGCTTCTGTTCCATATTGTTCAGCTAATTGAATGCTTCTACCAATAGTGGGTGTTAGTTTTCTATGTGTTAAATCTGTTTTTGTAGCACCAGAACCTGTATTTTGTCCTTGTAAAGCCAACATATTATCTCTAATATTGAACTGGTTTACTTGCGCACTATACTCTGTGATAGCTTCTTCGTAACAAGCATAGAATTGTTCTTTCTGTAATTCAACTGCTATTATGGGAAAGCCTAATCTTTTAGCTGCCCAATCTGAAAATTTATCCACATTATGATTACTAGATCCCGAAAAGTCTGTATCTACATCGTAAAATCCATATGGAGTATCACCAGTTGAAAATGAACTACTACCTGGCCAAATTGCTTCCATTATATTCTCCTAAAAAAAGGTGTATTTATTCATTAATAAATATACAAGGCACAAAAAAAGGGTGAGAAATCTCCCACCCTTTTTAAGTAGATTAATTGATATTCAATTAAACTGCATCGATGTCGGTTACAACAACCTTTCCGTAGAATTCTGGACGAACCATCTTCTTAGCGTAACGAGTCATCACACCTTTACGTGGAGTAAAGTTTTGAGGATCGTATACTAACGGAGTCATAATCATCGGTACATACGGAGCATATACAGCACCAGTTTCTAAGAAATTGCTTCCTCTGAAACCACATAGTATTGTATTGTCTAGCATATAAGGATTCTTATAGACAGTATATCGGTTATTGATTGAACCAATCGCTTCAACACCCATAGCATAAGTTTTACCTTCTGCATTACCAGTATTAGCAATATATCCGCTAACTGATTCTAAGATTGTAGCAGTTTCAGGTGAAACAACAACAAAATTAGCACCACCACGAAGTGTTTTCTGATGGATAGCGTTAGAAACAGATTGGATTCTAATTCCAAGTGTTTGGAACCAGGACGACTTAGTGTATGCATTTGAAGCACCACTTACTTGTGAGAAAGCAGATTCGCCTGTGCCAGAACCATCATACTCATAGCCAACTTTAGCTGACCAGTATGCTGTCTTAGCAGAAGCATTAGCTTTTAACATATCAAGGATTTCTAAATCGATTTCCATTGCGATGTACTCACTTAACATAGCAGTTAGTTCAGCTTCGGCATCAACAGAATGATAAGCATTAAGATCCTGAGCAAGCTCTGGTGTCCATACAGCTTTTAACTTTCTTGTTTTAGCAACGATAGCTTCACTTCTTAACTGAATGTCTACTTCTGGAATCTCAAGATCATCAGCAGATGACGGTCCAGGTGTAGTAAACGAACTCTGTTCAAAATCACCACGTTGAGTAGCAATTGGAGATTCGTGATACTTAACACCGAACAACTGACCATCAGCAGGTGTAATCTTAGCAAAGAAACTAGCAGTAGTTACATTATTGACATCATCAACTACACTAAAAGCTGGAAATACAGCTGTTACTCCAGAACCACTAAGTTCCCAAGCACGTATACCGTTATAGTCACCTCTAGTGAATAAACCAGCACCAAGTTGAACTTTTAAAAGTGTTCCATCAGCAACAGAAGCACTTAAATCAGGCTCAAAGTCTACATCTTTCCATGTAGCAGAACCAGTAGTCATACCAAGTGGCGTAATACCTTCAGCTTTTTTATCGTTGATTGAATATCCAAATTTGCCTGCACCATACAAACCACCAGCTGCGTCGCCAGATCCTGAAGTATTACCAAATACATCAGAATTTTGATCGATTTGTGAGGAAGCAGAGCCATATTTGAAGTCCAAAAAGAAAATCAGACCTGATGGTAGATTCATCGGTTGTACACTAACAAACTCTTGCGCTGACAATTCACCAAAGATTCTACGAACCAATGGTAATGCAACACCAGACCACTCTTCTCTATCACCACCAGTACCTGTCGCTGAAGCTTCTTTAATAAGCTGCGTTGCCTGGTTTTCTAAAAGAACAGCCATTCCCTGTTTCTTAGTGGAGTCATCGATTTCATCTAACAATCCGGTCGGTTCCCATTTGTCGACCAGTTTCCTAGTCTGTTTGAGAAGCTCTTTGTGTGGGTTGTGCCCAGTCATCAAAGAGTTTAGATTATCAAAGTTTGACATTATATGTCTCCCAATTATATAAGGTTAGCTAACTTCTTAAACCTATCTCTTAAATCTGTACTTTCAGAAATTACTTTCTTTTCAGATTTAGTAGACGCTATTGGTTTAGATGCGCTTCCCTTATGTTCATTTATTTCATTTTTTCTAGCAGCACCAAAAGATTCACCAAGTGTAGAATACACTAACTTGACTTCTCTTAGGTTACTAGCTCTATCGAATTGCTCAACGACTTTCATCTTCTGTTCGTTATTCAAACCATGCTTTCTGAATAGTTTGTTTGTGAATAAAAGTTTAGCATTTAGCAAGTTGACTTCATTTAGCTTTCCACGAAGTGTTTCGATTACAGAACGATGTTCAGCAAGATCAGATTTAAGTTCTTTGACTTCATCTTTCTTCTCATCATCTTCTTCTTCCTCAGAAAGTGCTTTAAGTACTTCGTCAAGATCGATGTCCTCATCCATCTCATCTTCGTCTTTATCTTCACCTTCTTTTAACTTCGCTTTTCCGTCACTTCCGACTCCAGATGAATCATTGGCTTTTTTATTGACTTTATTGTCACCATTACCAATATCAGAGGAAACATCATTTTCATCCATTTCTTCTTTTTCATCTTTATCTTCACCTTCTTCAAGCTCAGACTCTAACTCTTTAATTACAGATTCTAAATCAAGATCTTCTTCCATATCTTCATCATCATCTTTAGCGATTTCATCCATTTCATCTTCATCTTCTTCTTCAGATACTACAGGTGCATATTTAACACCATCGATTTCGATTATTTTGGTTTCATCCATATCCATCTCATCTTTTGGTTCTTCATCAGAAGGATCTTCGTCATCTTCTTTGTATGATATTTCATCAACATCATCATCAGAAGGATCTTCGTCATCTTCTTTGTATGAGATTTCATCTACATCTTTCTCATCTTCATCTTCCATTTCTGTCTGAATCTTTTGAGATAGCATGTTCTGTAATCTTGGAGTAAAAGCCTCTTCTAAAGCCATCTTTGCGTTTTCTAAAGCAGTCTCACGAACAGCTTTTGCGTCAGCAATTGCTTCTTTTAAGAGATCATCCATTATTATTTCTCCATTTAGGATTTAGTATAGTTATTGGGAACTATAATAGAATTATTATATTTCGATTACACCGTATATGATAGGAACGGTGTGTTTAGTTTTTATATATATAAATATAAAAAGTTAAAATTTTCTTCCTCTTTTCCGTGAATCTTCTTCCATTAATTTTACTTTTTTCCAATAATTACGAGCTTTAGCTTTACTTTTAGCTTCTTTTTTAACATCGGATGGTTTTTTATAAAACTCACGTTCTCTTAAATCATACATTAAATTAGAATCTTTTACTTTTCTTTTAAAAATACTGAGAGCTTTCTCAACATTATTATTCTTTACTACAACTTTTATTGACATAAATACCTCTTAGTCTGTTTCTTTTTTCGCCTTATAATTTCTATCAACATAGTTAAAGAAATCATCCTTATCTTCTGGCTTTAAATCTTTAGGAGACTTGATTCCAAATTTTTTCATAGCTTTATTAAAAAATTCTTTGTATCCATCATCCTCTCTGAACATCATATCCTTACCTTCGCT